GCGATACTCCCGTCCGCCGTACACGGACACTTTTCCCCAAATGTCCGCCGTACACGGACACTCTGGCTGATTGTGCGTCCGTCACGGACAGATTGTACGCCGTATACGGACACGGGATTGCGTTCAATTATTGAACGATAAAAGAAATATGGACACTTGCGCGCTATGGGTGTATAATAGAGAATATAAATTAGAAAGTGAGGTTTTACCATGAACAATGCTAAGTTTTTAGTCACTAATTTTACAGAGCGCTTACGCGGTCGATTAGATAGCGCTTTCATCAAGGACAATGTTATAGTTAAATATAACGACTTCATGCAGTCTATTGATATAATGCTTTATCGCGTTGAGGGCAAAGTCGTTTTTAGGTATGATTGCCCCGTTAAAGATATTGTGTATAATGATAGCGGAAGAGTTAGTGATTTATTAGAGCGCTTAACCTGCTACTGTATTAATGACTATAAAGAATTATTAGCTTGTGAAGCAATTAGGGGGAGGGTGAAAGAATGTTAAGCATAAATGAAATCACGGCCTTGCGCCGCGCCGCTTCCAAGGGTGACGCGGAAGCTTATAAAACCTTACTGGCAGAAAATGCGCGCCTTGCCAAGCGCGCTAATACCCGTATGGTTGCGCTTGAAAAGGCGGGGCTTGCTTACTATGCCTACGAGCGCGCGGCGGGTTATCTTGCTTCCGAATACGGCGCTAACCGCTTTACCACAAGCAAAAAGAAGCTCGCAGACCCTTACGACCTTGCACAAAACATATTGGAAGAACGGACTTTTTTGCGCGCGGAAACGTCAACAATATCGGGACAAAAGCGCGTTCGTGCGGCACGTATGCAGGCTTTTGCAAATATTGGCGTTTCTCTTCCGCAGGGCAGAGAGGACGATTTTTTAAGGTTTCTCGGCTCTGACACCGTGCAAGCGGCATTAAGTGCCGTTGGGCGTAAAACTGCTATATCGGGGGAATTGGTGGAGAAACTGGCGGGCGCGTATGACAGCGCCGCGGAAAAAGCAGGCGTTAAACGCTATATAGTCAATCTATTAAATAAGTTTGCGAGTGGTGATATAGCGTATAATGAAGTAACCGACTATTTGGAAAGGAAATCATAATGGAACAGATTTACATAAACACGCAAGCGGGAAAGCGCTTAGAAACTGTATACAATATCAACGATTTTCCATACAGTTTTACAAACTATGATTTTGAGATTGTCCGCAAAGCGCGGAAAGGGTCTTACTACAACATTGACGCGGCTTTCGATATTGAAGCAACTACTATTCAAGGGAAAGAAAAGCCAGTTGCATTTATGTATCAGTGGCAGTTTTGCTTACATGATAACGTGTGCTTTGGGCGCACTTGGGACGAGTTCAAAACATTTATCGAACGATTACGCAAGGGCTTTCAGTTATCTGACGGCGTGCGCTTAGTCGTTTATGTACATAACCTTGCTTATGAGTTCCAGTTTTTCCGCAACTTTTTTGAGATACAGAATATCTTTGCAACAGACCCGCGAAAAGTTATTTCCGTGCAGATAAGCGGCATAGAGTTCAGATGTTCTTACAAGCTCTCTAATATGTCTTTAGAAAAATTTTGCTCGTCCTCGAAAGGGTGTATCTATTGGAAAAAGGACGGCGGCTCGTTCAACTACGAGAAGCTGCGAACGCCCTCAACGCCGCTTACGGACATGGAAAAGGAATATTGCTATTGTGACGTGCGCGGATTGTGCGAGTGCATACGCGCTCTCATGGTGGAAGATACTCTTGCAACTATCCCTTTAACGTCTACTGGCTATGTTCGCAGAGAAGCACGCCACGCCGTGAAAGAAAATCCCGCTAACCATGAAAAGCTGAAGAGTTTATGTATTGATGAGAATAAATATATATTATTGCGTACCGCCCGACGCGGCGGCAATACGCACGCTTTGGCGCTATATTCCAACGAGGTGATAGAGGGCGTAAAAAGCAAAGATAAGAAGTCAAGTTATCCCGCTTCTATGCTTCTTTATGACTACCCCATGTCGCCCTTTTTGCAGATAAAGGGGCAGAAAGAGTTCTACAAAAGACTTGTCGCGGCTAATATGGCTATGTTAATAGACGTTACTTTTCGCGGCTTAGCAATTAAAAATATGCGAACAATTCCATATATCGCGCGCGCAAAATGCACCCAGTTAGAGTGCCGCGGTGCGCTGTTTGACAATGGACGAATTATACGTGCAAGCTCCTGCCGTATGGTATGCACTGACGTGGATTTCCGTATCATAGTCGAGCAGTACACGGCGGACGATATAGAAATAAATGAGTGCTATATATCAGAATATGCCCCGTTGCCGAAAGAGTTTCGCGAGTGCGTCCGTGCTATGTTCATAGAAAAAGAGAAGCTACGGGACGGCGACCCGTATTTATATGCAAAATTCAAAAATAAAATAAATGCTCTTTTTGGCATGATGCTGACGGATATATGCCACCCGCGTATTGAATACAATCCAAACGGACAGACAGAGGACATAGACGGGGAGAACGGTCTTTTTGAATGTGAAGTAGGAGATATAGAGGAAGAATTGCGACAGTACTATAAATCGCGCAATAGCTTTCTCGCTTATCAGTGGGGCGTATGGGTAACAGCACACAGCCGAGCCGCATTGCAGGACGGCTTGAACGCCGTCGAGCGCGACGGCCTTTACACGGACACTGATAGCGTTAAGTATATAGGCGACCACGACGCGGACTTTGAGCGCCTTAATCATTCAATAATTAAACTTGCAGAAAAGCGCGACGTTCCCGCCTATATCGACACGCCAAAAGGACGCGTATATCTTGGAACGTGGGAGAACGACGGCGAGTATGCGCGTTTCAAAACTTGCGGTGCAAAGAAATACGCCTACGAGGACAAAAAGGGCTTGCATATCACGGTGGCAGGACTTAATAAGGAAAGCGGCGCGGAATACATCAAGCAGCAGGGCGGCATTGACGCGTTTAACATTGGCACTGTATTTCCCGAAAAGTGGGCGAAAAGAACCGTATCATATTTCAACGACGAGAAAAAGCCCTATATTTTGACCGTAACCAACGAGCGCGGGGAACGGGAAAAGATATTGACGGGAAGCAATATAGCGATTGTACCCACGACCTATACTCTTGGTATCACAGAAGAATATGCAGACTTGATAGATTACGCGCGGGCATTTCGTGACTGAAAAATTTTTTGAAAAAATTCAAAAAAATGTGTTGACTTTTACCATTAAAAGGTGTATTCTATAAGAGAAGTAAGGAACAGCACTTCATACAATGCAACTTTAAGAAAGAGAGGACTAAGACAATGAGTAAAGAAATCACAACTACTAAGTTAACCTTAACGACCGAACAGCGCGAAAGCGCTATTAAGAGAATACAGAAAGGACTTGCAGGCGTTGAGCGCGGCTATATCAATATAGCCGCTGACGTGGCAAAACTGGCAGACGCCGCCGCTTATACCGAAGTAGGTTATAAAAACATTTATGACATGTGCGACGTTCTTTTCGGCATGAGCCGCGGCACTGTTTCCAATTTGCGCTCGATTGTAAAACGCTTCTTTGACAGCAACTATAAGATGCTTCCCGAATATAAGGACTTCTCTGTTACCGCCTTGCTTGCTATGAAAGACCTTACAGACGAAGAAATACAGTTACTCGAGCTCACACCCGAAATGAGCAATAAAGAGTTGCGCGAGATTATCGCAAGTTTGAACGCCGAGAGCGCACCTGCTATTGAGGACAGCGAAGCAGAGAGCGGAACAGACAGCGAAGCAGAGAGCGAAGCAGACAGCGAAGAAGCCGCACCCGACAGAGAGCCGAAGCGCTTGCAGTTATTTTGGAACTCCGAAACTGATGCCGACGGAAATAAGCTGATTAAGGCAATGCAGGAAGCAAAAGCAATGAACTATGACTTTGTAGAGGTCACGGTATTATAAAAAATAAGCGGCGCGCGGGCGTTCAATAATTGAACGCGCCGCAAGCGTCAAGCAAGCGCCGCTTGCCAGTGTTTCACGTGAAACATTGAGTAAACAAAACAAAGAGAGGTAGTAACATGAAAAACATTAACAACGCAATCAACTTCACAAAAAAGGACGTTTTCAACGCAAACAACGGCAAGGCAATTAAAGACCTTGTAGGCGAAAAGCTAACCGTTACTGGTATTGCTTTTGGCACTGACGTGATGCAGGAAACGGGCGAAGAACGGGAAATGGTCGCAATCAAGACCGACAAGGGTATTGTCACAAGTGTGTCAGATACCGTAAAGAAATCACTTCTTGACCTTGCACCTATCATTGAAGAAGACGGTAAAGCAACCGTCACACCCGAAGTGCGCACAAGTGCAAAAGGGCGTGATTTTATCGTTCTTATCCTCGAATAATGGCGGGGGAGAAAAAACCTTTTTTCTTTGATGTCCGCGGGCGTAGCGTTCAACCGTTCCAATTTTTTATCGGCGGGCGCGGGATAGGTAAAACCTATTCAGCGCTTGACGCCGTGCGAGAGGGCAGTTTTAAGGACGCGGACGGGTCAACTTTCAAGATAGATAAAGTTATGTTTTTGCGCCGTTCCGAAACCGACATAACAAAAGCGGCAGAAAGCAACCCGTTCAAGAAGCTAAACAGCGACAAGGGCGACGCGATACAATGTGACTTTGTAAAGCGCTTGGGCTTTGGGCATATATGGCGCGACAACGGAGAAGAACGGCAGGAGATAGGTTACACGGCGGCGCTTTCCACTTTTGCAGGCGTCCGCGGTACGGACTTTTCAGACGTCAATCTGATAATCTTTGATGAGTTTATTCCCGAAAAGACTGCACGTCCTATCAAGGCAGAGGGGGAAGCAATGCTTCACTTGATAGAGACTATTAACCGCAACCGAGAACTTGTAGGAGTGCCGCCCGTGCGGGTGCTTTTTCTCGCAAACAGTATTACGCTTAAAAGTCCGATACTGTTTACATTAAACCTTGTGCAGGTAGTTGCTAATATGATAGGCAAGGGGCAACACAAATACACGGACAAGAGGCGTTGTCTTTATATCGAAGTAGTGGATAAAGACAGCATAGGCGTAAGCGGTGCAAAGTCGGAAACAGCGCTCTACAAACTGGCACGTAATACAGACTTTGAAAGGCAGGCGCTTGGAAATGAGTTTACAGGCGACAGCTTGCACCTTGTCCGAAAGGTAAACCTTTCAGAATATAAACCCTTTCTTGTTTTTGGCGGGTGTACGATTTATACACACAAAAGCAATGGTTTATGGTATGCCGCTATGCGGTTAGACACCGCGCCGTTACATTTCCAAGAATATGAAAACGAAAAGTTTCGGATGTTTTTCGGTGCGCGTTTTCGCTTAATTCTTAGCGGCGGCATACTGATTTTTGACAATATCAATACAAAAATGTATTTAGAAACGGCCTTATTATAAGGGCGGTGACTACTGCAAAAAGTAGGCGCGCAGGGCTGACCGCGGAAGCGGGGCGCGTGACTTAGCCAGTCTAACCGCTCACCTTTTAGCAATGTAATTATGTTTCACGTGAAACATTTTTTGGGTTCAATAATTGAACAGAAAGCGAGGTTGTAACATGGCAGACGAACAGAACACAGAGAATCAGGAAGAACAGAACAGCGGCCAGGAGCAGAACGACACCGCCGCAGAAATGGCGGCACTGAAAGAGCTGTTAGAAGACACAAACAAAAGCATAGCGTCACTTAAAAAAGACAACGAAGAATTAAAGAAGCTAAATTTTAAGTTAGCAATGCAGGCAGAGCGCTCGGAAGTACAGCAAAAGAGCGTAGAGGACTGCTTGCATGAGTGCTTTATGCCTACTATGAAAAAGTAGGGGAAAGGAAGAAAAAAATGCAAACTAATCAGATTTACGGGCTTATTAACAGCCTTGCACAGCAGAGTATGGGAGAAAGCGCTATCACTGTTACAGATACAGCGTCGCTTGTATCTCTCGGCAATGCAGTCTTATCCAGTAACACAAACACAGACGCGTTTACGAATGTCCTTGTGCAGAGAATTGCGCGGACTATCGTATCATATCGTGCCTATAGCAATCAGTTAGGCAACCTAGCAAAAAGCAATATTGAGTGGGGAGCTATCGTGCAGAAGTTGAAAGTGGCAATGCCGAAAGCGACAGAGGACGAAACCTACAACCTTGTAGACGGTCAAAGCGTTGATATGTTTAAGGTATCGAAGCCGACGACAAAGCAGAAATTCTTTGTAAAGCGTACGCCTTACAACTTCTTTGTAACTTTTCAGCGCGTAGCAATTCGCGAAGCATTTACAAGCGTTGACGCTTTCGGGGCATGGGTTTCCGCGGTATATGGAGAAGTGCAGAATAAGTTGGAGCTTTCAAGCGAGAACGAGGGGCGCGCCGCAATGGCTAACATGGCGGGGCAGGTTTACAATGCCGCAAAGCCCGCGCAGGTGGTGAAGTTAATTACACTTTATAAAGCAGAAACGGGAAAGACCGTTACCCGTGCCAACTACAAAAGCGACTCCGATTTTATGCGCTTTTGCATGCGCAGGTGGAAAGAGGACAGCAAAAACATGCGTTCTATGTCAACTTCCTACAACGCAGAGGGCGAAGAAAGACACACGCCCGAAGAATTGCAGAAGTTTGCTTGTCTTAACTCTTTCATGGTCGCAATGGAAACTAATGTTTACTATTCGGCGTTCCATGACGAATACTTAAAGAAAGTGGTTAACTTAGAGATACCATATTGGCAGGCAGAGCAGACAAGGGACGCTATCTCTGTTAAGATTGAGGACGGAACAGAAGAAAGCGGCACAAAAGAAGTGCAGATTAACGGGCTTGTTGCTATGATGTTTGATACTGACGCGCTCGGCACGTTCAAAGAAGAAGTGGAAACATTGAACACGCCTATTAACGCGGCGGCAAGGTATTGGAATACATATTGGCATGCCGAAAAGTTATGGTTTAACGACTTGTCTGAGAACTGTATTATTTACACCCTTGAATAATGCTTTCCCAAAGCGCTTGAAACATTAACAGTTCAATAATTGAACGGAAAGGCGGTTGCAATGGTTGATATAACCTTTTACACGTTTGAAAAAAGAAGAAACAGTACAAAGCAACCGCCCGCAGATGCGGGAACGGTTGTGAAGTGCGACTTCAAAAGCCAAGTGCAGGTAGATGCGCCAATTTTTATGATTGAATGGGAGAGTGTGCCACAGTGGAATTATTGCAAAATGTTCAATAATTTTTACTACATCACCGATATTACAATAGTACGCGATAAGTTGTACTTGGTGCGGTGTGTTTTGGACGAACTGGCGACTGCTAAAACTGACATTGGAAACACGGAAGCGTTTATTCTGTATTCAGCGAGTAAATACACAAAACTCGCGCAGGACAACCGTTTATGTATTCTTCCATATGGGGACTGGAGCGAGCGAAAAATCACTTTTTATCCGCCGTTATCTTTGATTGGTACTTTCGTATTGTCGGCAGTGGGTAAGGGAGAGAAAGCATATAACTTTACCACTGGCATGTGCCGCTCTTACTTCATGGACTATACGCAGATGCAGGCATTTGTAAACAACTTTACTTCTACCGAAGTATGGACAACGTTAAAGCAGTATTTTACCAATCCCGTAGACGCAATAGCTGATATGTACTGGCTACCCGTTCCAGTCGATACGCTTACAGACACAATCGTTACAACGGTTAAGTTAGGAGAGTATGACACGGGAGTAAATGCTAAGTGCTTAAAAAATCCGTTAATGACGTCAAGAGCAATAGGAAAAAATTTGACTATTCCTTGGAAGTATGACGATTTTCGCAGATGTTCCGAATGGTCGCGACTGCTTATGTTTCACCCGCTTATAGGGTTGACAGAGTTAAACGCAACGGAGTGGATTTTAGAGGATAGCATAAATTGCGACACGTATATTGATTTTATCAGCGGCGCAGTAACAGTGGAGTTAAAAAGCGACATAGGAAGCGACGCGGGGCGCGTGAAACATCAAATTTTAAGCGGAAATTGTCGTGTTAATCTCCCTTACGGCAGAACAGACAGCCGTATAGGACAACTTATAGGCTCTCTCGGAAATATTGGCAATGCGCAACTATCCATTGCGACGGGCAACGCGACGGGAGCTGTTGGCAACCTTGCAGGCGCTCTTACACAGTTTGCAAAGCCGATTGGAAGCAGTGTAAACGGGTCTTTTAGTGGCTCATATATACCCGTCATAGCTGATACAAATATCCATATGTATGTATACAGCTATGAGGGCACGACAGAGCCCGAAGCAATAGCGACTATCATGGGACGCCCATTTTTTCAAGTCGATAAGATAGGCAATCATAGCGGATTTATACAGACGCAAGACGCAAGTGTGAGCGCTTCCTTTGACGCGCCAATTATTGACCGTATTAACGCGGCACTGAATGGGGGTATATTCTATGAGTAAAAAAGACAAAAGCCGCTCTTGGTGGCAGGCAATCAAAGAAGCGTGCGGCGTAAGGCCTACTGATGTGAACGGGCAGGACACCTTGCGGACACAGTTCTATTTTTCAGAGCTGTTGGAGCTTGTGAAAGGGCGCTTCAAGATTGACTGCCCCGACGAATGGGACAAAGATTTCATTCTTAACCAATTAATTTTAGCAGGCTTCTTTGGTGTGACTGATACACCGCTTGGCGTCGTTCCCTGCATATGCGCGCCGAAAGGTCTTAATATTTTTCAGCGCCCAAATAGTTTTACAATCAGCGGTGCGGAACTTGTAAGCGCTATCGCGGGAAGTGACTTAGAGAGAACGCTCGGCGTTGACGGGGCACTTGTATATCTACGGAGTAGCGGATATTCTTTTCAAACACTCGTGCCGCTCTTGCAAGTATACGCGGAGAAGTTGGCAACGTGTGACGCGTCCATAGATGTTTCCTTAATAAACAGCCGTGTTGCTTATGTATTCGAGGTGGCAGACGGGAAGCAGGCAGAGGACGCCAAAAAGTTATATGGGAAGATTTCAAGCGGTGAGCCCGCGGTATTTATGCGCTCTAACACTAATCCTGCCGTTGCACTCTCCACAGATAGTGGCTTCAACTTCCACATAAACAATGTGAAAAATGCCTTTATTGCGGGAGAAGTGCAGGACGTAAAGCGGACGATTTACAACGAATTTTTGACACGCATAGGACTTAATAACGCCAACACAGACAAGAGAGAACGATTGAATAGCGACGAAGTGAACGCGAATAATGACGAGATAAAAGCGGCGGTAAGCTATTGGAAGAAAAATCTTGAGAAATGCTGTAAGGAAGTAAATAGGCTTTTTCCCGATATTACTTTTAATATCACCATTGAGGAGAGTGAAAGCGGTTCAATTATTGAACGCGGAGAGGAGAGGAGAGAAAGTGAAGTTAATTGACCTTTGCGAGATTTACGCGATAAACAGCGGCGCAGGAAGTAACTATAACGCAATCTTTGCGGATATAGAACTGGACAGCCGCTTGCAGATTAGCGACTTTTGCAACCTGCTGTTTCAGCGCTACGGCAACGCTGAGCCCGCTTACAACACTACCAACGTGTTTAAGCTCTTTTCAGATGCTTGGTTTAAGAGAAACGCCGACACGATACAACGTATACTTGACGCGTTGGAACTGGATTACAATCCTATTGAAAACTACGACAGACATGAAAAAATCACAAGAGCGCAGGACACGGGCGGGACGGTTACTGGAACGGGACACGCAACTGACGACTTAAGCGCGTTCAATAGCGGCGCTTATGTGAAAAACACACAAGCGGAGAACAGCAACGAAACGAAAAGTATAGGAACGGAGAACGAAACAACAACGAATGAAACACACGGAAACATAGGTGTCACGACGTCCCAACAGATGCTAACAAGTGAGATTGAATTGCGGCGCTACAATCTGCTCGAGTGGATAGTGGATAAGTACAGCGGAGAGCTTTTGAGCTCGGTTTATTAGAGAGGAGTTGAGAACATGGCATACGGGGCTTTTGAGTTTCCAAACGCGTCTTTTTATGACAGCGACTTACGGGAACTATTGGCAATGTATAAAAAGTTAGTATCCGAATATGACAGCATTTTATCAACAGTCGAAGCATTAAACAAAAAAGTTAATGATTTATACAACTATGTTGATGCGGAGATTGCGGAAGCGGTAAAAGCCGCACTCGCGGAAGTCAATGCTAAGATTGTAGCTATCAATGAAAAGATAGCAACGATTAACGGTATTCTTACCGCACATGAAGAAAAGATAAACAACTTAAAGCAGTACACCGACACGCGCTTTACCGAGGAAAGAAACATCACAGATAGCACGATTGAGCAGACACGGAAAGAGATTGAAGCGGATATACGAAAGTTAACCGTTGAATTTTCCGCGGACTTGTTGAAGTTGTGGGAGTATGTGCAGGACTTATCTTTTACTCTCCCGCCTATTTATAATCCCGTAACGGGGAGATATGAAGCGATACCAAAAGCGGTAGATGACATATGGAACGCCGTGCGCGTTCATGCTTTGACGGTTGCGCGGTATAGCGCGGACGCGTTGACGGTAGACGAATATAAGGCGCTCATGCTTACGGCAACAGAGTACGCAGTAAAGGGACGTTCAATTATTGAACTGCCCGAAGCGCTCAACCGTTTGGCAGGTAACTGGACAACGGTAAATAATGCAATAGCGAGCGCGGGCCAAGTGGGTGCAGTAAACAGTTTGAGCGCCGCGGAGTATGCCGCCTTGAACTTAACCGCAGACGCGTACAGCGCGGAAAAGTTATCAGTTTCACAATATGATTTTAACGGCGTATAAGCCGTAAAAGAAAGGAGATAAACATATATGTTTACTAACAAAACTAAAAACTACAACTTGCCGCAGTATCTCGGCACGGATAAGGCAGAATGGCTTGACAACAACGCCGCTTTTGCTACGATTGATACAGCACTGAAAGAAGCGGCACTTAACGCAGAAAGTGCGGGAAGCAATGCCACCAACGCCGCGACAGTGGCGGCGCAGGCACAGAGCGCCGCAGACAACGCGCAGGCTACTGCTACAAGAGCGCAGTCTACCGCAGACACAAACGCAAGCAATATAGCGGGTCTTAATACACGCGTGGCGCAGGTGGAAACGGGAGTTGCAAACAATAGTAGAGCGCTCGGCGGTTTTTCCTTTGTGGCATTAACACAGACACAATATGATGCGCTTGAAACAAAAGACCCGAATACGGTCTACTTAGTAAAGGCAGGTGTATAACATGGGAGTTAAAGTTGGAGCAAGTGAAGTGGGCGTATACTTAGGCGCGGAGAAGTTAGCAGGACTTGACGGCGTAGTGACATTAGCACCGTTTCAGCATAACAAGAGAACTAACACTTACAGTTATTTATACTTTGATTGCGGAGAGGGTGCTACTTTGCATATATCGGGCGTTACTCTTGGTAGCGGCTCAGAGTTACATGTAAGAGTAGGTGACGACTTGACCTTTGACGACGCTAATGAAAACACTTTAACGGGCTTAGCTCTTGGAAATATCGCAAGCGGTGAAGAAAAAGATTTCGCTGTGTCGGGGCATAGATATGCTTCCATTCAGTATATCAACACAAGCGGAACGGCACAGAGATATGGTGCAAGCGGAAGTTGCACTATTAGCGGAGCGCAGGCAGTAAAGGCGCAGTAAGGAGTAGTCATGAATGATATTTTAACTATGGTATCTACCGTGGGTTTCCCCACGGTAGCATGTATCGGTATTGCGTGGTTTTGCAAGTATACAAACGACAACTACCGCGAGGACTTAAAGGAAGCAAACATCGAACACAAAGCGGAAATGAATAAAATAACGGAAGCCTTAAACAATAACACGATAGCACTTACAAAGTTGTGCGAGCGTATGGAGAAAGGAGAAGACAAAGATGCTTGAGGGGTACGACATTTCACACCATCAACGAAACTCGACAGTTGCAGAATTGCACGAAGATGCGGATTTCTTTATATGCAAGGCGACAGAAGGCGCGACTTACAAAGACCCTAAGTTTTTAACACATATCAACGAAGCGCTTTCCTATGGAAAGTTAATAGGAGCTTATCACTTTGCACGCCCCGAAAAACGACCGACAACAGAGGGCGCGAAAGTTGAAGCCGCTAATTTTGTTAGAACGGTAAGCCCTTTTATTGGTAAATGCTTGTTCGCGCTTGACTGGGAAATGACTGCATGGAACTATGACTTGTCATGGGCGCGTGCGTGGCTCGATGAGGTTTACCGACTTACGGGAGTAAGACCCGTGATGTATTGTCACATCAATAAAACAAACAGATGCGAGGAGATTGTAAGCGGCAACTATGGCTTGTGGGTAGTGTATTGGGGCAAGAATAGCGGCGCGGAGATTGAGCTTCCTAAAGAAAAAATTGCGACTTGGCGGACTTGGGCGCTTTGGCAGTGGACGAGTAAACCGCTTGACCGTGATAAATTTAACGGAAATGTTGAGCAGTGGAAGAAGTATTGCGCGAGCGACTTGAAAGAGAATGACGAGGGAGCAGAAGAACACTTTTGCGGATGCGAGTTTTGCAAGGACTTTGAGAAGTTCGCAGAGGAACACGGGTACAAGAAAACAGAATAATGTTTCACTTGAACATTAAGACAAAATAAAGACCTACACGGTAAAGTGTAGGTCTTTCTTTTAGGTTATAATTAAATTCTAAACATATCAACGTGGCTATTGCAGAAAGTTGCTGTTTCTCCGTTCTCTAATGTTATAATTAAATACTCATTGTATTCGTCCCTGCTATTCTCGTCTGTATCAAGTCCTATCTCTGTTGCTATGTCTCCCGTTACTACCTCATAACCTCTTATTCTGTTATACTTAACCTCTGCTACTTCCTCGCTACTTACTTCATACTTAACTCCGTTGTAAATCTTAACTTTAACATTTATCATATTATTTACCTTTCCTTTCTTTATCTGATATAGTAAGTATACACCTTGACGAAGAATAATGCAAGCAAAAGTTCAATAATTGAACTACGAATATTCGTTCAATAATTGAACGCAATCCCGTGTCCGTATACGGCGTACAATCTGTCCGTGACGGACGCACAATCAGCCAGAGTGTCCGTGTACGGCGGACATTTGGGGAAAAGTGTCCGTGTACGGCGGACGGGAGTATCGC